TGGGCAGTGAGTACGGTCTGGCGACAGTAGGAGGCCGTGAGGTACGGGGTTCCAAGACGGATTTCCTGCACTGTTCGGAGGTTGCCTTCTGGGGGGACGGTGGGGAGGACTACCTGACGGGCTTGTTGAACACGGTGGTGCAGGGGTACGAGACGGAGGTGATCTTAGAATCCACCGCCAACGGGGTAGGCGGAGTATTCTACGACATGTTTTGGGATGCGGAGGCAGGGGACAGTGGTTTTGAGGCGGTATTCATCCCCTGGTACTGTTATTCGCACTACAAGAAGCCGTTTGGGACGTTGGAAGAGCGGCAGGCGTTTTCGGACATGGTGGGAACAGACGCGAGGTATGGGGGAGAGGAGGAGAGGTTGTTGTTGGAGCAGGAGATTTCCTTTGACGTAGGGGAGGACCCGTTGGCATCGATGGTTCCAGCGGACATTACGATTCCGGCGGTTCAGTCGGCATCCTCCACTACCGAGGAGGAAGCAGGAGAGAACCCGAACGAGTTCATATTTCGGGTAACGTTGGAGCATTTGCATTGGAGGCGGGAGTGCATTCGGACGCAGTGTCAGGGGGATTTGGACAAGTTCCACCAGGAGTATCCGACATCAGCGAGGGAGGCATTTGTCACAACGGGACGTGGGGTTTTTGACCGGGAGGTGTTGAACGAGTTGTACATGAAGTCGCAGAAGCTGATGCGGGAAGATCCGGCATGGCAGTACACGATTCCGGTGAAGAAGCGCAAGCCGGATGGTCGCAATGCGTACTTGCTGGAGCCTGTGGAGGCTGGAGAGAAGGCGGCAGAGTTGACGGTATGGCGGATGCCGAGGACAGGTCGGGAGTATCGGATTGGGGCAGACGTATCGGAGGGGATAGAGGTAGGATCGCGGGACACGGACTACAGTGTTGCGGTAGTGTTGGACGCAGAGACGTATGAGGAGTGTGCGACCTTGAGGACCAAGATCGACCCGGATTTGTTTGCATGGCAGTTAACGGCCTTGGGCCGTTGGTACAACGAGGCGTTGCTGACGGTGGAGAGCAACAACCACGGGCTGGTAACGCTCAAGTTCCTGCAGGAGTTCCACAACTACCCGAACTTGTACTTTGACAAGACGTTGGACGAGAGGTCGAACCGGGCGACCCGCAAGATTGGGTTCAAGACATCGGTGAAGAGCAAGCCGGTGTTGGTGGACTACTTACGGGAGTTGCTCCGTGAGCGTGAACTGGTCGTACACAGCCCACGGGTGATTGACGAGTTACAGACGTTTGTTTTTTTACCAAATGGGAAGACGGCAGCGCAGTTGGGATCGCATGACGACTGTGTGATGGCGTTGGCATTGGCAGCATTATCGTGCAAGTTGCACCCCTGGAGCAGTGCGCCTCGACGTGGGGACACCTGGCATGGGGCCTCTCAGTACCAGCAGACGCAGTGGGGGGTGTACATCCCGCCGAGCATATAGTATTGAGATTTAGACAGATTTAGACATAATGGCTAGGAAAAAACGCAAAAAACGTCCTTCCAGTCCCAGTGTACCGACGCCGACGCCGACGCCGGTACGTTGGGCGGGTGTGGGAACCATTAGGGGCAAGCGACGCAGGAAGAAGAGACATGGGTAGTTGGAAATCAGGGCGTCGTGGTTGGGGCAACTACGAGGACTTATCAGGCAGAAGGTTTGGCCGTTGGACGGTGCAGTACCGTGCAGAGGACAACGAGTGGGGTCAGGCGATGTGGTTCTGCGTTTGTGACTGTGGGTACAAGGCGAGAACGCAGGGCAAGGTATTACGGAGTGGGAGATCCCGTTCCTGCGGGTGTTTGAAGTCGGAGATGGTATCGGAGCGGATGAAGCGGCAATGGAGGGACGGGACTTTCGCAAGGGCAGGACAACGACGGAATCGGCAGAGGAAGACAAATGAAGTATGGCAATAGGAAGAAACCTCGTCAGCAGCAGTCCGGCAAGGGCTACGCCTTGAGGACGCTGGACATAGGAGCCTGTGGGTGTTGCACCCCAGCCAGGTAACCATCAACACCAACTATCGTAGGAGTAGAAGGATATGTACGGAAGCAAGATGATGAAGAAACCAGCCGCTGGAAAAACCTCAAAGAAGATGTCTCCGGCGATGAAGAAGCAGATGATGATGATGAAGGCCAAGAAGGGGATGAAGAAGAAGTGAGTCCAGAGAACGAAGAAAACTACGACGTGATCGTAGTGGACATGGACCCGTTGTTGGACGAACTGGTGGAGATTCGGGCGTTGTTGGAGCGGTTGATCTACCACGTCGAGGACCGTTGGAACGTAGATGAGCAAAAAGCCAAGAGTCCGTAACTACCGGAGGGAGTATGATCAGTTTCATGCGAAACCGGAGCAGAAGAAGGCCCGTGCCGCAAGGAACACGGCCCGTCGGCGCATGGTGGGAGCGGGACGCCTTACGAAGGGGGACCGGACCCGCGAGGTCGATCATCGCGATGGAAACCCAAGAAACAACAAGCCGAGCAATTTGCGAGTGATCAGCAGAAGAGCGAACCGGAAGAAGCAGTAATGGCAGTATTTCCAGAGGACGCAGAAGAAATTCTAGACGAGGAGGGCTTGGATGCTCCAGAGGCGGTAGAGGTCAAGGTGATTTCTGCGCCATTGGATGACATCGGCAAGGTCGTTCGGGATTTGTTTGAGCAGGCGAAGGAGTACCGTCGGGAGAACGAGTTGATCTGGCGGGACGCCTACGATGCGTATCGGGCGAAGTATCCTGAGAAGATCAACAGTGCGGGTGGAGACAGTGTAGCGGCCCGTCGGGGGATCTTCATCAACCAGACCCGTCGCAAGGTCAATTCGGCAAAGGTCAAGATTGGTTCCTTGCTGTTTGACGATGGCAGAATCCCGTTTGCGGTAACCCCGTCGAGGAAGCCGAGGTACTTGCCACAGGATCTGGTCCAGCAGGGCCTGCAGGGATACCAGTTACTGGACGCCGTGAAACAGCGATCTCAGAACATGGAGGACCGGATTCGGGACGTACTGGACCAGACTCATTACCTGGACAGCCTGTTGGACGGCATCCATGAACTTTGTCTGTACGGGACCTGTGTCACAAAGTCTCCGATGTTGGAGTATGTGAACTATCCGGTGTACCAGACGACCAGAACGATGGACCCGGCATCAGGCCAGTTCATGGAGCAGGTAGAGAGTCAGATTGAGTCGGAACTGGTTCCATCGGTGGACTACGTCAGCATTTGGAATGTCTTTCCGACCCCGGAGGCGACATCGGCAGACGATGCGGAGTATGTGATCCAGCGTTCGTTTCTGTCATCGATCCAGTTACGGGAGTTGGGAAAATCGCAGGAAGGGTTTTTACCAGAGGTCATCGATGAGGTGATTTCTGGAGACATTGGCAGTGTCGAGGGGCAGGACCAGAGTGAGCATCCGAAGACGTTGGACGAGACGAATTCGCACCGTGTGAAGAAGTTTGAGGTCTTGGAATTCTGGGGAAAGCTGGACGCAAAGGACCTGCAGGGGCATTTGCCGATTGAGGATGACTTTACGGGGACATTGGACGTAGTGGCGCATGTCGTGGGCCACAAGGTGATCAAGATGGCAATCAACCCGTTTGATGGCCGCAAGCCTTATGACTTTGCCTACTGGCAACGGAACCCGGAGAGCATTTGGGGCGATGGAATCTACTATGCGATTCGGGACGTACAGCATCTGATCAACTTTGCCTATGCGATGTTGGTCGAGGGCAAGGAACTATCGGCAGTCCCGATGACCGTGGTCAATCCGGCAGCCTTTGAAAGTGGCAGTGACTTGGAGTCGATTCGGGCAGGAAAGCAGTTCAAGGTCCGCAGTGGGATGAGTGTGCAGGATGCGTTTGCATCGATTGTGATCCCAGACGTGACGAGTGGGTTGCTCAACCTGATCCAGGTATTGGAGCGGGAGGCAGACCTCGACAGTGGTCAGACGGCGATTGGGTATGGGGACATGTCTCCTTCGCAGACCCGAACGGCAACAGGGATGTCGATCCTAAATTCCAACGCAAACAAGCAAACGGCAGACGTGGTCCGTTCGATCAGTGACATGATCACACGGAACATTGAGGCGATCTACCGTTGGATCATGGTAGACAGCAGTGATCCTTCCTTGAAGGGGGACTACGAGGCGATCTGCACAGGCTGGACGCAGTATGTGGCAAAGGAAGTCCACAACACGCAATTGATCCAGTTTCTCAGCACAATCGGCCAGTTACCGCAGTTACAGAACTACATCCGGTACGACGCCTTTGTGCAGCCGTTGGTTCGGGCCTTCAACCTGGACCCGGAGATGATCGTCAAATCGGAGCAGGAGGTCCAGCAGAACCAGCAGCAGCAAATGCAGCAGCAGGCACAGCAGGCACAGCAGGCCGAGCAGATGAAGATCCAGTCGTTGCAGCAGGAACTCCAATTACGCAGCGAATTTGAAAAGACGAAGGCCATTTTGGATGAAAAGAAGGCAGCCAGTGAGGACATCCGCCAGAGTCAGATTCAAGAGCGGATGGAGTTATTGAGACAGGGGAATGTACTGCGGGAGGCCATCCCCGATTATTACGGAATGAGCATGTTGATCAACGAGGAGCAGCAGAAGCAGGCGCAACAGCAGCAGATGCAGATGCAGGCGCAACAGGCGATGCAGGCGCAGGCAGCCCAGCAACAGGCGATGCAGGCAGCGCAACAGGAACAGGAGAGGATGAGACAGGCGCAGGTAGCGCAGTTGAACCGGCTGGCGCAGCAGCGCAGTTCGGAGGCCCAGCAGCAGCGGCAGGGAGGGGAGAGCAATCCCCGTCAGATGATGGCGCAGCAGCGGGAGCAGGCCGCAGAGAACCAGTTACCGGCAGCAAACATTCCAACGGTCAACTAAGGGATGAGCGTTCCATCATCGGAAAAGGAGCAGACTCCAAGGAAGGAAGGATTCACGGAACTGCTGCAGATGCTGGAAGACTTAGGGGTGGACCCAAAGAAGCTGTCAAACATCAATATTTCCGATTTGCTCCCTTTGTTAGGGGTCAAGGCAGTAGAGGTTCCGTTAGCGTTTGCTGGAGATCCACTGAGTCCAAAATCGATAGCAGCAGACGAAGGAGAGGATATCCAAGCAGCCTATGCCCTTCAAGATCGGCTAAGAGAAGCGCAGAAAATGAAGGAAAAGCCAGGTTTTTTAAAAGAGATGTATCAGCAAGTGGATTCAGCCTTGAAAAAAGACGGAAGAAACTGGCTGTATCAAACACCACAGTAATCAGGAATTGCCGATGGACCCACGACTCATCAGCACCTTACCGGAGTCCCCCGGTTGGAAAGTGCTTTACCAGCATTTACTCCAATCGTTGAAGGACACGGATGAGCAGTTGGTGAACGCGACCATCGACAGTGAAGCCAAGAGGCTTATTTTTTCACATTTACAAGGGTATCGGGAGGCAATCAAGGAGATCTTGGAATTGCCGATGAACCCTCAAGCAGTCCGCCAGAACTCAGATCCCAGATAGATGGGGCACTTTGAGAAGGCGCTAACCTTGTGAGCAAGGAAGACAATGGCAGAATCCACAGAACAGAGGTTGTCTCAATCGATGGTTGAGGACGCAGCTTCAGAGACGGTGGAATTATCGGACGATCAGTTATGGGACCAAGTAGGGGCCCCGGTTGTTGAAGACGTAAGTGATGAAGCATCCCCCGCAGCCACTGACGAGGCAGAGGAGGAATCAGAGGTCTTTGAAGTAGAAGCACCCTCTGAACCCACCGCCGAGGAGAGGAAGGAGGAGCACAATTACGAGAAGCGGTACAAGGACCTGGAGAAGGAGTTCCACCGCCGCAACGAGGAGACGAAGGAACTGCGGGAGCAGTTTCAGCAGTTACGCCTGGAGCGGTTGGAGATGGAGCGCCAGTTGGCAAAGCAGAAGGAGGAAACTCCTGTGGAAGCCAAGCCCAGGGAGCCGAGTCCCTTGGACGAAGACTGGTTTGATCCAGCAACGAAGCAGACGTTGGAAGAGTTCCAAGAACTGACTTCAGCCTACAGAAAGTTGATTGCTCACGAAATCGCCAAGGCGACAAAAGGAATCCAGATGCCGGAGATACCGGAAGACCGGATCGGCCAACTGGAAGAGATCGCACAGCAGTACAAGGCGAATCAGTATCGCCTGCAACATGCCGCGCACATGAGAACGCACGTTGGTGACGACTACATGGACATTGACAGAAGCCCGGAGTTTGAGGAATACGTCAAGGCTGCACCGATACGTCTGGCAGCAATGACCAAATCGATGGACCCGGCAGATCATGCGGCAGTGATGAACGACTTTCTCAACACCCCAGTGGGGCGGGAAAAGTTCAGATCGGAGCCAGCACCCGTAGCAACGCCAGCAGCAGCAGAAACGCAAGGCACTGTCCGCCGTAAGGCAGCACAGGGTCTGCTCAAGAACAGTAATCCTAGACAGCAGGAACGCAGGCCAGAGGACATGAACGACGAAGAACTCTGGGAGAGCATCGCCGTCTAGATTTTCATGGTAGACGACTATCTGTTGATTGATCATAGAGATCAATGACCAGATGGCCAGAACATAGGAAAGAAAAATGGCTATCAATGCAGGAACGGGCCTGCTTACCGGATCATCTTACGGTGATCTGTCGAAGCACGATGCCTACACCATCCAAAAACGAATGCTTCCGATTGCGAAGCGTTTACTCACCTTCAGCAAATTTACTCAACGCGAAACCAAGCCACAGAAAGAGGGTCTGGAGATTCGCCACCGACGGTACGAGCGGTTCCCGATTGTGGATACGCCGATTGCCGAGGGGGTGACCCCGAATTTTGTGAATTTGCAGCACACGACCATCAAGCACAACTTGCAGCAGTATGGTTCGTATGTGAACACCACCGACATCATGTTGGC